GCGTCTTACGAGCGATTTCGTTTGCAACTGCGTTGATCACAATACCCAGGTTAGCGAAACGATCGCCCAGGTATGCTGGCTGGTACTGAGGGCCCAGACCGATCGACGAGTAGTCGTACGTACCAACCGTGCCGGCCAGAGCCAACAGGTCGGACAGGATTTCGCTGTCGATTTCTTGCACGATTTCTGCAGAAACAACTTGCGACAGTTCGGACTCGAGGTCCAGACCGTGCTGGCTCTTCAGGTCTTGCATAGCTTCGACCGTCCAACCAGCTTGCAGCTTGCGTGTACCAGCTTCAACAGCTTGCGACACGACTTCCAGCTTCACTGTACGACCACCAGAACCTTCGATGAAGGAGCCAGCACCACCGTACAGACGACCAGCGTAAGCTTGGCCGATGGCGTCAGTACCCGACGATGGGTATGGACCAAACAGCGAGCTGTTGTATGCTGGCAGGCTTGAAGGCCATGCACCACGTGATGCGTTGCCCTGGATGTCTGCTTCGTCAGCAGCAGCGTTGGTGATGCCAGAAGCACCAGCAGGCTGAGCTGCACCACCGTCACCCACTGCGGCACCGGCGGCACCAGAGTAGAATTGACGCAGAACAGGGTTGTTACCGAACATTTCCGAACCAGCGGAAATTGTACCGTCAGAACCGTTTGCCGTCCATGGGTTGCCAGCGGAGCCAGCTGCAGGAACTGCAACAGCTTCACCGTACTTGTAGCGCATCGTGTAAACGAGGCCAACTGGACCTTGCATTGGCTGAACACCAACGATTTCGGTTGCGATTGTACCAGGGATGATACGGCGGATCATCGGAATCAGGATCTTGCGGAAACCTGCGATGTCTTGAGCAGCAACTGCGCCAGCGGCTGCAGTTTCGTTCAGGATGTGGGACTTCTGGTTTTCAAGCAGAGTGCCGACGATTTGCTTCTTCGAAGTGTCCAGACCTTCCAACAGGGCGTCCTTAACTTCTGACCAATTTTCAAATAGATCGTTCATTGTGTTTCTCCGTAGAGTGGTTTGCTAGTAATAGCAGGTTGAGATTTAGGCCAAACCGGCGAGACGACGGTAGCGGTCCTTTTCAGATGTCGAAATCGTGGACTTTGGTTCTGCGGATTCCAGAATTGCTTCTTCTTCCTTCAGTGCCTTGTCGTCACCAGACTTCACAACACCAGTTACTTCCTTCTTACCCTTACCTTCAGCTAGTACTGCATCTTCCTTCTCTGAGGTCTTTACGTCCTTAGCGGACGTTTCCTTGAGCACTCGGCCGACGTACGTGTTGTAAGCTTCTTCAAGCATCGGTGTGTCGATGCTCTTCAGGATTGCTTCCATCACGTCGCGTGAACGACCAGATAGTGGCGCCAAAGTCTTTTCCATCTTGATAGAGCGTTCCAGCTTTGCAGCCTTCTTTTCAGCTTCTTCAAGAGCGGCAAGTGTGTCTTCCAGACGTTGTTCTGATTCATTCAGTTTCGCTTCGATGGAATCATCACCAGCGTAGTGCTTCTTGAATTCAGCAACAAACGATTCAAACACCTTCTTACCAAATTCGTTCTTCTTCACTTCTTGGATGTCTTCGCGCAGCTCTTCGATTTCGGTGGCCAGGCGGATTTCCAGGAAGTTGTCGAGCTTTTCAATCAACTGGGCCACATCCTTCTTGACGGTGATAGCCATTTGACCCTTAGCTTCGACCAGCTTTTCAGCGTATTCAGCTTCGAGATCGCGGAAGCGTTCAATATCTGTACGCAGTTCCGACATTTCTTCTGTTAGAGCTTCTGTGACCTTAGCATCGAGTGCTTCGATCAGGGTGTCACGTTCGGACAGCCAAGCTTCGTTTAGTTCGGCAGTGACTGCAGCTTGAGCGTCAGCACGTGCCTTTTGAACTGCTTCATTGAGCTTTTCAGTAAAGGCTGCTTGTAGCTCTTGCTTCGTTTCCTCGGTCAGTACTTCCGCGGCAAGTAGTTTGTTAAACAGTTCATCCATTTGGGTGTTCTCCGTGACAAGTTGCTTAGTGCAAATCTTGTTGTGAATTTATTTATGGGACTGTTCCCTTGAGCCAGTAAAACTAGCTCGTGAGAATGAAAAAGCCGCAGATTTCTGCGGCTTTTTGTGGCACCTGAAAATTTCAGATTTGTCGCTTCGTTAGCTTGAAATCAGACCTTAGCAAAGTCAGATGTGTTTAGCCACTTCAGGAATTCCTTCTTGAAGTACTTCTGAGCTGCTGGGTCATTACGCATCTGTTCAGACAGCGTTTGAACCTTTTGACCTTGCTTGGACAATAGAGATTCGTACACTAGGCCTGGCATTGCACCTGGAGCGCTTGGTGTAATGACGATGTCGTATGTGATGAACTGGAAGCCCTGAACATCACCACTTTCGTTAACATTACCAGCACCACGGCTTGATACACCAATTTTGACGCCGCTCTTCAGCAGCTCTTGAGCGATTAGACCCATTGGTGTGTTCAGCAGCTTTGCCTTACCGTAGGCATCATTGCCACTCATCCACATTTCGGTGATCACGTGTGAAATGCGATCGCTATTGATGTTCAGAGTTTGTGGGTGATCAAGCTCACCAAAAATGCCATTGTTTTCCTTGATGCGTTGCTTCGCGCTGTTGACAGCGTTAGCAATTTCTTGCAGCGGGTAGTTACGACCATTACGGTTCTTGATCGTGCTCTGCATGCAAACGCCGTTAAGCCACATGGACTTGCCGTCTGATGACGATTCGGAAACGATTCGTGCTTCAGGCGCGTACAGCTCTTCACAGAGTAGGATTGGTGAGTTTGACATGACGTCTCCTTAGCCGTTGAGATTACTCTTCAGTATCTTCAACGTCCTTCTTTTGGTCCTTTTCGGCCTTCTTCAGGTCTTTGTCAACCTTCTTCAGATCCTTATCGACCTTCTTGTCATCCTTCTTTTCGTCGTCTTCATCGTCCGACTCATCGGCAGCTTCACCCATCAGGATGGCTTGTGACTTCAGGCGCAGGTAGCTGTGGAAGGCTTCCTTGGCTGCGGCTGTATCTTGTTCAACCAGAGCGTCGACTACTGATTCGAGATGTTGCTTCATTTGCTTGTTCATACTTGACCCCTATGTGGAAGTTGTTGTAGGCTCCGTCACGAAGCCGCTGATTTATTTATTGGTACGCGTTCGGAAATCGCGCGGATTTACTGGGCCGGCGGAGTTGCCCCACCATTTCCGGGGGGTTGAGCGGCGCCTCCAATTTGAGTTTCGGGACCGCCCATGCCTGGTTCACCCATACCTAACGGTTGATCCATGCCAGGGCCGCCAAGCGTTCCAGCCATCATTCCACCCAAGCCACCAGCACCCATTCCGCCATCCTCTGCCGGTGGAGGGCCGTAAACAGCTAGCATGTTAGCTTTCGGGTCTCCGTCAGGATCAAGTCCCAACTCTTCACAACGCCAACGGAAGTTGAGCAGAATTTCCTCATCAGGCATCTGGAGGTACTTCTTCTGTGCAAAGCGCTTGGACATGTGTTCAATCGCCGCTGTCTGTGAGTACGTTGTCAATAGGTCGTTGTCCAACTGTTGTTGACGGTAGATGCCGAAGTTTTCTGGGTCATTCAGCTTGATGTGGAAGATTGTCGGATCGACGTTGATGCCTGCGGCGCGTAGGTAACGTTTGAATTCCTTGTCTAGGACACGGTTCATGTAACCCTGCAGGCGCTTAATGTACATTGCAAAGCGGAGTTCTTGAATGTATGCAACGCCCGTCTTGCCATCTGACATCATTGCGTTATCTTGACCTTCACGCATGAACGACAGAGGAATACGCAAGCCACGGAAGACCTTCCACTGGAAGTATTCCAGGTCGGCGAGCTCGCCAAGCCCTTGGCCGCCAGGTAGCGTTTCAACCTTGCTGCCAGCACCATCAGGACGCTGAGCGAAGAAAAAGTCTTCGCTCATTTGTTGTGGGTTGTATACAGAATCAACCTGATCAGTACCACCGCCAAATGTGGGGATCTTGCGTTGGCGGATCTCGTTCTTGATCCCTTCCAAGTGAGCCTTGACGCGTTGAGGCGGCATTTTGCCCACATCGATATAGAATACGCGGCGTTCAGGAGCACGTTGAATCCGGTAGATGATGATGGCGTCTTCTAGCAGTTCCTTCTGCTTCTGTGCACGAT